CGATCAGCGTGCCAAGGCGCATGCCCTTGGCCTGGTAGACCTTGTGGCCCCAGAGTTCGTCATCGTCCGCCGGTTCGCCATAGACCCGGCCGGCGACGGTGAACTGGTAGAGGTGATCATTCTCCCAGGGCATGACCGCCTGGATGAGCTCGTGCAGGGCACGCAGGTTGGTGGTCAGGCCTACGGCGACCCGACGCCATATGACGGGTTCGATATGGGCAAGTTCGATGCGGAGATGGGCAATCTGATCGGTCATGTCGGCCAGGTCGGAAGGTTTCGGGCACAGCATAGAGGCAGGCCAGCATGGCGACAATTACCGAACTGCGCGCCCGCCGCGACGCGCTGACCGCGCAGCGGTCCTCGGGCGTGGCGCGAGTCAGCTATGACGGCAAGACGGTCGAGTACCGCAGCCTCGCCGAGATCGACCGGGCCATCGAGGCGCTAGATCGCGAGATTGCCGCGGCGGAGGGGCGGCGGATCGTGCGGCATCTGCGCGTGACGACAACCAAGGGGCTCTGAGCCGTGGGCCTGTTCGATGCCTTGCGCCGCCGCAAGCCCGGCGGCCCTTCGGCCATGCGCGCCCGCCTGGAAGGCGCCATGGCGAAGCGACGGCTCAGGGGCTGGAACCCGCCCTTGGAGAACATCAACGCGCTGGTGGCCTCGGGCGGCCCGCGTCTGCTGGCGCGCTCGCGTGAACTGGTTGTCACCAACGGCTATGCCGCCAATGCCTGCGAGGCCTTCGCCGCGAACCTCGTCGGCGACGGGATCAAGCCTTCCTCGCTGATCGCGGACGCAGAGCTCCGCGACCGGGTTCAGCGGCTCTGGCTCGCCTGGACCGACGAGGCCGATGCCGACGGGCTGACGGACTTCTACGGGCTGCAGGCTATGGTCGCCCGCGAGATGTTCGTGGCCGGCGAGTGCTTCGTCCGGCTCAGGCCCCGCCGGGCGGAGGACGGCTTGCGCGTGCCGCTGCAGTTGCAACTCCTGCAATCCGAGATGTTGCCCTTCGACAAGATGGAAACCGCCCCGAACGGCAACGCGATCCGCTGCGGCATCGAGTTCGATCATGTCGGCCGGCGCGTGGCCTATCACTTCCGTCGTCGCCATCCAGGCGACAGCACCGACAGGGGAGACACGATCCCGGAGACGGTGCGCGTGCTCGCCGAAGACGTGCTGCACGTCTACCGCCCGCTCGACGCGGGCCAGATCCGGGGGCTGCCGCATGTGGCGCCGGCCATGGTGCGGCTATTCCTGCTCGACCAGTACGACGATGCCGAGCTCGATCGCAAAAAGACCGCGGCGATGTTCGCGGGCTTCATCACGAAAACCGCGCCCGAAGAGTCGCTGATGGGCGCGGTGGAGGATGCAGAGGACGGCTCCGGCATTGCCAGCCTCGAGCCGGGCACGCTGCAGGTGCTGCTGCCGGGCGAGGACGTGAAGTTCTCGTCGCCCGCTGACGTGGGCGGTGGCTACGAGGCCTTCCAGTACCGCACCTTGCTGGCGATCTCGGCATCATTGGGCCTGCCCTATCACCTGGTCACCGGCGACGTGCGGCAGGCCAACTATTCGAGCCTGCGCGCCGAACTCGTGGAGTTCCGGCGCCGCTTCAGCCAGCTGCAGCACGGGGTGATCGCCCATCAGCTCTGTCGGCCGGTCTGGGAGCGCTGGCTCGAGGCGGCCGCGCTGTCGGGCGCGCTCGATCTTCCCGACATCGAAGCGGCCCGGGCCGTGCAGTGGATCCCGCCGCGCTGGGACTGGGTGGATCCCTTGAAGGACATCCAGGCGCAGCTGCTGGCGATGGAGGCGGGCATCACGTCGCGGCGCAAGGTGGTCGAGGCCACGGGCTACGACATCGAGGAAGTGGACCGCGAGAACGCGGCCGACGCCGCGCGCGCGACGGGGCTCGGCCTGCGCTACCGCACGAGCCCCGGCGAGACGCAGGGCGCTCGCGCGACACCGGCAACAAGGCCCGAGCCCGCTGATGGCGCGGGGGACGGCACGGATGACGGCGTGGCAGCGACCGATCCGGACACCGAACAGGAGTGACGACATGGCAAGCTGGTATGCGATCCGCGCCCGGGGGACTGGCGCGGAAGTGGCGATCTATGACGAGATCGGCGCCTACGGGGTCTCGGCGAAGGGTTTTCTGGCCGAACTGGGCGCGCTGCCCGAGGGCACGCCCGTCGATCTGCGGCTGAACAGCCCTGGCGGATCGGTCTTCGATGCGGTCGCGATCCACAACGCGCTGAAGCGGCACGCGGGCCCGGTCACGGTCTGGATCGACGGCATTGCCGCCTCGGCGGCCTCCTACATTGCGATGGCCGGCGACGAGATCGTCATGCCCGAGAACGCCTTCCTGATGATCCACGACCCGGCCGGGCTCGTGATGGGCACGGCCGAGGACATGCGCGCCATGGCCGAGGCCCTCGACAAGGTGAAAGGCAGCCTGGTCTCCGGCTACGCCGCGAAATCCGGCCGGACGCCGGAGGAGGTCTCGGCGCTCATGGCGGCCGAGACCTGGTTCGACGCTGGCGACGCCGTGGCGCAGGGCTTTGCCGACAGGCTGATCGAGCCTGTTCGGATCGCCGCGAACTTCGACATCGGGCGCTTCCGCAACGCGCCGCCGGTGCTGGTCGATGCCATCGAAACCGAGCCGGAGCTCGATGACGAAAGCGACGGCGGTGAGATCGAAGCGGACGAGGATACCGACGACGCCACCGAAGGTGACAAGGTCGCGGACGCCGAGGACGAGCCGGCCGCCGCCTCCAATGCCCCGCAGCCGCCCGCCGAAACCCCGCCGCCGAGCGGCGCGCCGCCGGACCCCGCCGCGATCCGGTCGGAGGCCATCGGGCATGCCCGCGCGGTGGTCGATCTCTGCCGCCTCGCGGGCCAGCCGCAGATGGCCGGCCGCTTCCTCGAGGAGGACGCGAGCCTCGACGAGGTGCGCGCCGCGCTCCTCGCCGCCAAGGCCGAGGCCGAACCCGAGATCGTGCCCCATCACCCGCAGCCCGGCCGGTCCTCGGCCGCGCGCCCCTGGGGCGAGATCGTCGCCCGCACCTTCAAGCTGAAAGGATGACACCATGACCACGCTCGTCGAAGGCACGCACCCCGGCGGTTTCCTCGTCTGGGAAGCCTTCCGCGACTACACCCGCGAGACGATCACCGTCGCCGCGGGCACGCTCGAACCCGGCACCGTGCTGGGCAAGATCACCGCCTCGGGCAAGTACGCCGCGCACGATCCGGCCGCGGTCGACGGCACCGAAACCGCCGTCGCCGTGCTCTGGGGCAAGGCGGATGCGAGCGCCGGCGATGCGCCGGCCGTCGCGCTCATTCGCGGCCCTGCCATCGTCAACCGCCACGACCTCGTCTTCGCCGGCACGCCCAGCGAGGGCGAGATCGCGGCCGCCCATTCGGCGCTCCTCGCCGCGGGCATCCTCGTCCGCTGACTCAATCCCGACAGGAGGCATCCTCATGGCCACCATGGACATCTTCGAAGGCGATGCCTTCACCATCGTCGAGCTCACCCGCGCGCTCGAGAACATCCCCTACAAGCCCGCGCTGCTCTCGGGCTCGAACCTCTTCAGCCCGCGCGGCGTGCGCTCCCGCACCGTCGTGATCGAGAGCCGCGACGGGACCCTGTCGCTGATCCCGTTCTCTGAGCGCGGGTCGGCATACGAGCAGCAGGTTCCAGACCGGCGCGAAATGCGCGCCTTCGTCTGCCGGCAGTTCAAGAAGCAGGACGTGCTCTGGGCCTCCGAGATCCAGTCCGTCCGCGACTTCGGCTCGGAAAGCGCGACCCAGCAGGTGCAGACAGAGGTGGCCTACCGGCTCAGGAAGCTGCGCCAGGACGCAGAAACCACCTTCGAATACCACCTCCTGAACGGCATCCAGGGGCTGGTGAAGGACCCCAAGGACCACGCCACGGTCGTGAACTACTTCACCGAGTTCGGCATCACGCCGGCGGCCGAGATCGACTTCGACCTCGACAATGCGAGCCCGGCTTCGGGGGCGCTTCGCAAGCGCTGCCAGGCTCTGATCGAGAGCGTCGAGGACTCGATGGGCGGGCTCTCGGCGGGCGCCGTGCAGGTCCTCGCGGAATGCGGCTCGGCCTTCTTCGCCGATCTCGTGGCCCACAAGGAGGTGCGGGAGACCTACCTCAACACCGCCGCCGCGGCGGATCTGCGGGGTCGCGTGGCCGACGAGGTCAGCTTCGGCGGGATCACGTTCCGCCGCTACCGTGGCGGCGTCGGTTTCACCGTGCCGACCGACAAGGCCTTTTTCTATCCCGAAGGCATCGAGGGGCTCTTCGAGATCTACTATGCCCCGGCCGACACCTTCGAGACGGTGAATACGCTCGGCCAGCCGCTCTATGCCCGCACCATCCCCGACCGGGATCGCGGCGAGTGGGTGCGGCTCGAGATCGAGAGCAACCCGCTTCCGATTTGCACCCGGCCGCAGGTGCTGCGCTCGGCAAGGCGGACCTGATGACCGCCTTCGTCGCTGCCCTCGACGCGCTCTTCGCCGATGCGCATCTCGCGCGCGACGTCGTCTACACCGCCGAAGGTGGCGCGCCCGCACTGGTCTGCGCCATCCTGCGCCGACCGGACGACGTCACCAACTTCGGTGAGGCGCGCATCTGGTCGGAGACCACCCGGCTGGATCTGCGCCGCTCCGAGGTCGCGAACCCGCGCCCCGGCGACCGCATCGAGATCGACGGCGAGGCCTTCCTCATTCAGGGCGAGCCTGTGCGCGACCGCGAGCGGCTCGTCTGGACCGTGGACCTGCGCCCAGCCTGACCGCAATGAAGCTGAAGCTCGACATCACCCCGGACCTCGTCGCCGCCATGGCCGCCGAGGTGAAGGCGGGCGAAAAGGCCGTCACCGCCGCCATGCGCGAGGCGGGGTCCGGGCTCAAGACCGCTTGGCGCGGGCAGATCACGGGCGCAGGGCTCGGGCGGCGGCTCGCCAATTCGATCCGCAGCCAGACCTACCCGAAGGCCGGGGAGAGCCTCAACGCCGCGGCGCTGGTCTGGTCCAAGGCCCCGGTCATCGTCGGTGCCCATGACACCGGCCCGCTGATCCGCTCGCGCGATGGCTTCTGGCTGGCGATCCCGCTGCCCGCCGCCGGCAAGGGGCGACGCGGGGCGAAGCTGACACCGGGCGAATGGGAGCGCCGCCGCGGCCTGCGCCTGCGCTTCGTCTATCGTCGGACGGGGCCGAGCCTGCTGGTGGCCGACGGGCGGCTCAACACGAAGGGGCTCGGTGTCGCCTCCCGCTCCAGGACCGGCCGCGGCCGCGCCACCGTGCCGATCTTCCTGCTCGTCCCGCAGGTGAAGTTGCCGAAGCGGCTGGATCTGGACCGCGACGCCGAACGTGCGCTCGACAGCGTGCCGGGGCTGATCGTGGCGAATTGGGTGGAAACCCGCCTCTGAAGCCCATGGTCGACAGCCCTCTCCGATTGGCATATATTGCCAATGAAGGAGAAATCGCCATGGCCACGAGAAACGTCGTCCTCACCGAAAGCCAGTCCGCGCTGGTCGATCGCCTGGTCGCCACGGGGCGCTACCAGAATGCCAGCGAGGCCCTGCGCGCGGGGCTGCGGCTTCTGGAAAGCGAGGAGGCGCAACTCGATGCCTTGCGCGCGCGGCTCGAGACTAGCCTCGACCAAGCCCGTCGCGGCGATCTTGCCGAGGGATCGGGTGAGGACGCCATCCGGCGGGCCTTCCGCGCCGCGCGGTCCGATCGGTGAGCGGCAAGCCATGGAGGCTGACGCGGGCCGCCGAAACATCGCTCCTCGACATCGCTCTCTGGACCCTTGAAACCTTTGGCCCTCGGCAGGCCGAGGCCTACGAGGCCGACCTGATCGACCGCTGCGCGGCGATCGCGCGGGGCGAGGCGCCGTGGCAGAGCTGCGCCAAGGTAATCGATCCGCGCCTGCCCGAGGATCTGCGCTTCACCCGCTGCGGCGAGCATCTGATCGTGTTCGTGGATGAGCCCGACCGAGTGATCATCGTCGATTTTCTGCACGGGCGGCGCGATCTTCCCGCGCGGCTGACGGAGTTGCCGCGCCGGGACGACTGACCGGACCCATCGCATAGCTTTGAGGCTTCGATGCCCACCCCGCGCGAAACCATCCTCGCCGCGCTGCACGCGCGGCTTTCGGCGCTGCCCGCCACCGTCCTGCGCGGCGAGGTGCTGCCTGAGCGGGTGCCGGCCGGGGGCCTCTTGATCCTGCGCGATGGCGAGCCGGGCGAGCCGGAGGTGACGTTGTCGCCGCTCGCCTACCATTACCAGCATCGCGCCGAGATCGAGGCGGTGGTTCAGGGCGGCGACCGGGAAGGAGCCTTCGACGCGCTGATCGCCAGCATCGGCGCGGCGCTCGCCGCCGACCGCACGCTGGGCGGCCTCTGCGACTGGGTCGAGGCGGAGGCGCCGCGGCCGGTCGATCTGGCCGTGGAGGGCGCGGCGAGCCTCAAGGCGGCGGTGATCCCGGTCGTCCTGCACTACACCACGGCCGACCCGCTGGTCTGACCGCAACAACCTCAGGAGAACACCATGGCACGTGCCCAGGGGGCGCGGTCGCAGCTCGCGGCCGCGTTCGAGACGACCTATGGCACCGCGCCGGCCTCGGGCTTCATGCAGATGCCCTTCGCCAGCGCCTCGCTCGGGGCCGAGCAGCCGCTCCTGGCTTCCGAGCTTCTTGGCTACGGCCGCGATCCGCTCGCGCCCTTGAAAGACGTGGTGACGGCCGACGGCGACATCACCGTGCCGCTCGACGCCGAGGCTTTCGGCTTCTGGCTGAAGGCGGCCTTCGGGGCGCCGACCACGACCGGCACCACCAACAAGACCCACACCTTCAAGTCGGGATCGTGGTCGCTGCCCAGCATGGCGATCGAGGTGGCGATGCCGGAGATCCCGCGCTTCGCGATGTATACGGGCTGCGTGCTGGATCAGTTGAGCCTGGAGATGCAGCGTTCGGGGCTGCTGACGGCGGATGTGAAGCTGATCGCGCAGGGAGAGAACGTCGCCACCGCCACGGCGGCGGGAACGCCCACGGGTTATGCCCTGCAACGGTTCGGCCATTTCAACGGGGCGATCAAGCGCAACGGCACCGCGCTTGGCAACATCGTCTCGGCCGATCTGACCTACGCGAACAATGTCGAGCGCATCGAGACCATCCGCAACGACGGGCGCATCGACGGGGCGGACCCTTCGATCGCCGCGCTGACCGGGAAGATCGACGTGCGCTTTGCCGACACGACGCTGATGGATCAGGCGCTGAACGGCACATCGGCGAGCCTCGAGTTCTCCTGGGTGATCTCGGCCAATGTCAGTCTGACGATTACCGCCCATGCGGTCTACCTCCCGCGCCCCCGGGTCGAGATCCAGGGGCCGCAGGGCATCCAGGCCAGTTTCGATTGGCAGGCAGCTTACGACTCCGTGGCCGGGCAGATGTGCACGGTCGTACTCAAGAACCAGGTGGGGAATTACTGATGCTGACACTTGAACTTTCCAATGAGCCGCGCTGGTACGAGCTGGCGCCCGGCGTGCGGGTGCAGCTGTGCCCTCTGACCACCGCCCTGATGGTCGCGACGCGAAGCGACCCGGCTGTGGAAACCGTGCCCGAAGAGGCCTCCGACGAGGAACGTGCGCTTTCATTCGCCAAGGCGCTGGCCCGCCGCGCGGTGCTCGCCTGGGAGGGCATCGGCGATCCCGACGGCAATTCCATCGACCCCAGCCCGGAGGCCATCGATGCCCTTCTCGACATCTGGCCGATCTTCGAGGCTTTCCAGCTCGCTTACGTTTCCAAGGGCCTCTTGCTGGAGCAGGAAAAAAACGCCTCCGCGCCCTTGCCGAGTGGTCCTTCGGCGGGGGCGAGCGATATTGCGAGGGCTGCGAGCCCCG